TCAAAGTCACCGAGTCCGTAGTCCTGAACGAACGGGTCGGCGTCAACGCTCAGCTCAAGACCTTTGTCCGCACGGCTCGACTTGTCAATTACCGTCAGGCTGTTATAGGTAGTGTCTGCTGCGTAACCTGTCAACAATTCGTTGTCGTATATGGAATAAGTGCATGAGTAGTGTGCCTGCCCGTCAGCCGTTGACTTGAACATACTGGACGAGCGCAGGTAGCCTAATCGAACAGGCATAATGAGCTGCGAGCCGCCCCGTGAAAAACCCACCGGTGACGACAGGTTGAGCCGGTCGCTGGCGACCGTGCCTATTGCCACGATCTCGAACGATTGCGGGGTCTGCCATATTATCGCAAAACCGCCGTCACGGTAGTCGGCTTCGCTGGTGTCGAATAATATCTGCGTGTCGCCTGCGGTAATGTTGCCAGCGTGGGTCGTGTACTCTGACCACATTGGCACCGCCCAACTCTGCTTCGCATAACCGAACAGAAGTGACTCGACTCCGGCCTGCTCCTGTTCGTCGTTGAGATATACGTCGTGCTGTACGGTCAGATGCGGCGTGGAGCGTATTGACATGCGCTGCTCGCTGCCGTCCTTGCTGCGCATCACGTCAGTATTCCACTCGTAGATTTCTTTCATCCCCCGCAGCGGTGGATGCGCGATGCACGGTATAAACGCCGTATAACTCAACGTGCCGGATGCGCCTGATACGCTCGTTGCAATAGCCTGCCAGATCGCAGTTTCCGCATAGATGACGTTCAGCCCTACAATCTGCGCTCGGGCTTGCGCATCACGCCATATTCCGTTGATGCCTACTATATAGCTCTTGGCTTGACCCATATCAGATCAACGTGGTTACTTCGAAGCCCCAATCTGCCGCCTCAATTACTGCCTGCGACCACAGCGTTCCAGTGGCCGGGTTCGTCGGCCATACATAGCTTACCTTTTCCGAGCTTCCGGCAGGCATGGTCAATTCTGTACCATAATAGACGACGCCACTTATGCGTACGAACGGTGTCACCTTTGCCGTACCGCCAGTGTCGTTGTATCCGTGCAGCGCCACCTCCACACCGAGTATGCTGGGATACGTCGTGTCAATGGTGGTCTTGAATGAATCCTGTTGTGCAACCGCCTGTCCAGTTATGTAGTCCGTATTCCATGTATTGCCGCCTGTGTCATTCACCGCGTCGTAATGGTTTGCCTGCGTGCTGGCCCAGTCTGTGTCGGTGTCACTCTCAGGGAAGTGTCCAACGACTGCAACGTCGCCTTGAAAGGTGTTGAACGATGCCCCTGTGTCGTCCATAATGATGAGGTCACAGAAGTACATCGTATCACCTCGTTGTGTTCCACCCCACGTAAGGTATTGAACCGCACCACCACCGTTATTGTCCGTGTTTATGTTGGTCGCTGTCAATACAGTTGTACCATCCACTTTGACTGTCACCGCCCCGTTCGTACTGTGAACGTAGCCATAGATTTCGATGTACTGGTATGTGTTTGCGGAGATGACGCCATTGGATGATGTTGCCAGAACGCTCGGAGTGGTGCTGTATGAGTCAGTGACTTGAATAGCTCCATATTCGTTGATATAGATGCCGAAACAATATGTATTCGCAGATTCGGCAAAGGCCAGTGTCGCTCGGATGCCATGATTCGTGGAGTCTATCAGATCCGATTTGAAAGCAAAGCCAACATACAGAGTGTCATAGGTCGATGGCAACAATAACCTCACAAAACTTTCGTAGCTTCCGCCAGTCCCATTCAAATATACTTTGTGAGCAGGACCACTACGACGACCCGCAGTTGGGTCTATGATAGCACGATTTGTCCCGGTAGCATCGTAACTCCAGTTCGCATTTGGTGGGCTGAGTCGATCATAGCTCGCACCAGTGTAACCATACGCCGCGAAGGTTTCCGCATGTATCAAGGCCATTCTATCACCTCAGGTTATTGTAACGCTCAGATTGCCCGCAAGAAATTCAGGAGTCGTACCGCCTGAAAGCACGTTGATGCTTTGCACAAGGTCACCGACGAGCAACTCGGTGCCGCCGACTGCTTGATCGTACAGCTTGAATTGTGCTATCAGCCCCCAATCCGCCGTAGGTGCCGGAAACGTCACCGCTGTCAGGTTGGTCACCGCGCCGCTCGCGGCCAGATTCCAATCGTTGACATCCGTCTGGACGCGGGCGTAATTACCACCGGACACCTCAAGCGTGTCGTCCTTAATGAGTGCAACGTAAAAGTCGGTCGGGTTGGCATAGCCAGACGCCAGATTCCCAAAGAACCAGTCGAGCATGGCGTTGCGTATGGTGACGTTGAAGCCCATCAGATAACTCCGTTTCTACGCAGGACGTTCAGAATCAGCTTTTCACCCTTGGACGTATTCATCGCGGCTAAAGCTTCTTCCCGGTCGTACACGTTGACGATCTTGGTATTTACGGTGGTTTGTGGCTGGTTGCCGAACACACCGAGCCTGCCTTGCGAGTCTCTGCCAAGCTGCATGACGGCTTCGGGCCGTTCCTCGGCAACGAGAGCCGTGTTGTTTCCCCGCATGGGTATCAGCGCCGGTGCCGGTATAATACCGCCCATCAGCATAGGTATCAGCCGCCCGTTGCTGAACATTCTGCCTAGTGCAGCCGTTACGGTAGGGCCTGTCATGCCCGGTGCGCCCGGCATTCCCGTCGCCGGCGTACCTGCAGGCGCGCTCGCTGCTGATGGAAACAGCTTCCATCCCATTACCGAAGATATGGCGTTAGCCATCTGCATCCGCACCATGATTCTTACGGTCTCACTCAACACCGCTGCGGCGAACGCCTTGAAGTCGGCCTTGCCCTTGATCAGAAATTCCGCCAAGCTGTCAGAAGCCCGGTCCAGCGCCCCAGTGGCAGCCTTACCGAACTCGGCCCACACGTTCGACGAGTCGCTGACCCACTGCTTGATTTCGCGAGTGAAACGCGGGAAGCCCCGTTCGCCTTGCGTCAGGTCGTCAAGTATCTGACGATATTTTGCCATCGCCTCAGCGGCACGTTCAGTACTTGCGCCGTATGCCTCGTTGGCTTGAATCTGGAAATCAGTCAGTGCAAGCTGTCGCTCACGTTCCTCGTTGGTTGCGTCCAGCAGTTGCAAGTCGCGTTCCATAAGGGCAAGCTGTCGTTCGACCTGTGACGCCGCTTCAACGTTCTGCGTACTCACGTCGGCCATCGCGTCAGCTTGTGCTTTGGCGGCCCTTGCGGCTTCCTCGGCTGCCTGCTTGTCGCCCTCAAGAAGATTCTGCCAGAACTTGAATACCTCTGCTGCGGTGGCCTCGTACTTCTTCACGCTGGTTCTGAACATCTCAAGAATGTTGATCGGTTCCTCACCGGCTCTTTCTGCTACGACGTTGGCAAGGTTTTGTAAGGCGTCACTCGCTTGGGTCTTGAGCTTGTTAAAACTTGCGGCGATGTGTTCGTTGGCCTCCGTGATGCCGTCCTCTACCGTTTGACCGATGTCGGCCTCGGCAAATGCCACCTGCATCTCCAGTGGCATCTTTTGAATTTCTGCGGTGATTTGATCGACCAGCTCCTTGGCGGTTGCCGCGTGGCTCTTCGTCACCTCGAGGTTGCCAACCCTTGCTTTCCAGTGGCTTATGATCGGCTGTATGGCGATGTTCTGTTCCTTGGCGAACTTGCGAAGCTCAGATGCGTCCATACTGCTCAGTCGCTTGCGTATCGCCATCTTGCGGGCGGTGTCGGCAAGAGGCAGGTTCGAGCGGTAGAGCGCATTTAACAGGCCCTCCCCTATGACGGATCCGATCACCTTCCACAACTGAAGCGACACCTTGAACGCCTCAACGATACCGCTCCAAACGAGACCTGTCCCCTCCTGAAAGGCTCTCACGATGATTTCGCCGAGCCCGCCCTGAGCCGTAGCTTTTTTGATCTGACGTGCCAGCCCCATTGCCACGTCGAACGCGGCCATCATGTTGTTGCGAGCTTTGAGCACTTCCTTGCCGAACGCGACACCGGCCTCGGCGGCTGCCGGTTTCAGACCCGCGATCATGTCGATCATGTCTTGTATCCCAAGCTTGACCGGGGCAAGAAAACCAGCACCGAACGTAGCACGCAGGTCTGTAACGGCACCCCTGAGCGTGCTTGTCAGGCCGAAGAACGTCCTGCTCATTCGCTCGATACCGCCGCCGAACCGCTCTTCGAAGATTTCGAGCAGTATCTTCTGCGCCTCACGGAATGTTTTGGTGCTGTTGCGGAAATCATCAGTGACGCCGCGTATGGCACCTCTGCGGTATATCTCATCCATCATTATACCGAGGTTGCGGATCGGTTCGACCTCCATCGACTTGACGGCGGTGGCAACGTCGAGTATGTTGCGGCGCATGGCGGCGGCACCTTCGGCGACCGACTTGACCGCAGCGGCACCCTTGACCCCAACCGATTCCAAAGCTACGCGCGTGGCGACGATCTCCTCAGGCGTAAACGGCGTCCTGACCGAGAACTCAATGCTCTCGGCAAATGCTTCATCTGCCGCCTTTTTGGCTTTCGTGATCGTGAACAGTTGCTGGCCGAACGACTCATACTTTGCCGCAGCCGTCACGCTGGCCGCCGCCGTGGCCAATGTAGCCGCCTTCATTGCGACCATCGCCTTGATCCCAATGGTCAGCGGCTTGAGAAACAGGTTCACCCCTTTCTCTGCTAAACGAAACGACGCCTGCGCGCTGTGGCCCATCGTGCGCATGGTGGCGGTCAGCCTTTTTACTCCGCTGACGCCGCTGTTGATGCCACGATTGAACTGAGCATCGTCCAGCTTCAGATGGCCTATGAGATTGCCTAAGTCCAATTGAAGGGCCATGTCATTCCTTTCGGCTTGCGGCTACCAGTGCCGCAAAAAACGATTTTGCACGGACGGTGCGTTCCTTGATACTCAGCGGCTTTTCGGTCATCAGCTTGCGAACAAACCGCACCGGGTGCAGGAAGTGCTTCAACTGCCATCGGGCCGGGTGCGTACTGAAAGCCCGGCGCACTTCGAGTGCTATCTGCGCCAGATAGTAGTCTGATCGGCTTGGCGTGTTCATGTCAGTATCCAAAAACGACTGCCAATCCATAAACTCTTCACGGCCTACGAACCGCTTCAACAGTTCACGCGGCCAGCCAAGGTGAGACGCTATTCTGGTCCACTGGTACGTCTCACCTTGTAGCCGTTTTTTGCCCGTTCCATCGCCTCGGCGTCGAGCTCGTTCAATTGCATCGCCGCCCAAAACAACTGGCTCACAACCGATGCCGGGTATTCACAGCGAATTCGGTCAAGCGGCACCTTTTGTCCTTGCTCGTCACGCAGGCACCTGCTGACGAACTGAGCCTGAATACCTCGCCCGGCGCTCTTTGCCACTTTGCCGTCTTCTTCGGTCAGCCCCTGCCCATCGACGAACTCCCACCACTCGTCAAGCTCTTCACTGACGAGCTGGCGCAGGCTGTACGCGAGCCTGGTGTCACCGTCCCTCATAATGACCGGCACCGTGCGTGGCTTCGCCGACAGTATCAATGGTTCGTCAACCAAAGGCCGACCTGCTTTCTTCTTCGCGCTCATTGAATCTTTCTCCTTACATCACGTTAATGTTACGGAGCCGCCGTCCACACCGGGGCGATCTCCACGCCTGCCGTCGTCTGGTTGCTACATATAATCGTACAGCTTGCCTCTGGCTGCGAGCCCTCTACTACTTCGCCCGGCGTGAACTCATCCAGCCAGCCGTAGAACTCAAGCGTGCTGTTGTCGGGGAAAGTGATCGTTATCAGCCCGTTCACGTTGAGCAGCTCGGTGACGACCTGATCGTATACCTGCGGGTCGTAGCTGGCCATGAACGTCATGTTGGTCAGGCTTTTGAGCTTCTTCGGCTGCTTCGTGCGCCATACCGAGTTGCGCATCGTGGTGGTGTCGTTCTCACCGCCGCCGCTCATGCCGGGCGGTGTCACAGACTTCTCTTTGAACAGCAGCGTAACGCCGCTGGCAACGTCAAAGTCGATTTGTGTTGGGTGTCCGTCATTCAGGTACGACATAGTACGATCCTTTCTATATTTGCCTCATTGTCAGGAGGAAATTGACCGTGTGCAGATATCTGCGTTTACTGGTTCCGGGCTCAAGGCCGATGAAGTTGACCCCGCCCCGTGATATATTCTCAAGCAGGTAGTCAATACCGCCGCTGGTAGTGGTAACCTGCGCTACTGCATCGAATGCCGAAGCGATCGCGCTGGCCTTCGTCCAGCCGTCACCCCGATCTGTCGCGCGCACCAACAGCTCCACGCCGTAATGCTGCACGATGTCACCCGCCATGTGCCGCCCGTCCTTGACTGGGGCTGTATCAATAAAGGTCGCCGCGTCGTCCTCTACGGCTATGCCGTCAGGTATGGTGCCTACGTAGAGCGGCCATGCTATCCCGCTGCTTGGCAAGCTGCCGTGGCCCAGATTCACCGCGTAGGTGCGAAGCACGCTCGCGGGGCTGTCGGCCAATGTTGTCGTTTGAGCGAATACGCGCACAAGGTCGATGACCAAGTGTACCGGTACGCCGCCGGTGGCAGTGAACAACAGGCCCACGACTTCGCTTCCAGCAAAGTCTGCTACGGCCCCTTGGAACACGTACTGCCCGTTGCCACGCTCGACAAAAGTCCCACTCACCGCCGCCTGCGCCCCGCCGTCGATGATGCGGTAACCGCTCAGGCTGCCCCCGGTGAGTGCCGATCCCAGCGATGCGTTGAGCATCAGGAACGGTATAGACTGAGCCGTGTCGCGATAGAATTTCTCAATCAGGATCAGCACGTGTGCCGGTATTGCCCCGGTAGCGGTGAATAATAGACCGACGTTCTTGGTGGCCGTGAAGTCGGCTGTAACCCCTTCGTACAAATATTGACCGCTGCCCTTCTCCACTATGGTGCCGGACACCGGCTGCTGGGTGCCGCCGTCGATAACTCGGTAGCCGGTAACGCTGGCTCCGGTCAGCGGCAGGCCGTCAAGCGAGCTGATGAGTGCGAACGGTATATCATGGGCTCTGTTTGGCAATAGTGGCATCGTTATGTCCTGCCCATTACGCTATTGATGATGGTCAAATTGGGGTCAATTAGCCAAGCTGGTTTCACCCTTTGCCCCAGTGCAGCCGCCGTGCTGATTTGGACGCCTGAGGCAGCAGCCAAGGCCCACTGCACCACTTGTGACCCATCCAGCCCGACCGATACATTGACGCTGCCTGTCAGAGCCCTAGCGGCCCTGATGACTCCGCTGGCGGTTATGGTAATCGCTGGCTGGCCCGCGATGGGCACAATGAGAGCCAAAGACCCGGTGGAGGTGGTGGTAACGGTGATGGCCCCGGCGAGTGCTCGCTGCAGTCCGAGCAGGGCCGTGGCGGCCGTTTGGAGCCCTACAACGCCAGCCACGCCCACTGACATTGAGGGAGTAGTAATCGTCCCGATTGTCACATTCGACGCGCCAGACAGCTGTTGCGCAAGCACTACGGCTCCTGTGGCGGTTGTCGTAACCGCTGAGACGCCTGCAAGGTCAACCACGGCCGCCGTAACGGTCAGATCAGCCGTAGTACTCACCTGTATGTCAGCTTGCCCGACGAGGCTCCTGACTAGGCTCAAGCTGGCCGTCGTGGCAAGGCTCACTGTGGAGGCCCCTGCAAGATCGATTTGGCCCTGCACGCTCAATGTGGAGGTCGTGGTAATAAGAACGTCTGCCGCACTCGTAAGGGCAACGGAGGAGCTCAGTTGGCCGGTTGCAGCCACGGTCAGGGCTGTCGCTCCGTTCACGGTACGTGCGACCTGTGCCTGACCGCTCACCGTTATGGCGATATCTGATTGCCCCGTAAGACCAAGTGCGACAGACGCCTGTCCGGTGGTCGTTACGGTGATGGAACTCTGGCCTATCAGGGCGTTGGCCGTGAGCCCTATGAAATCGAAATTGAAGAAATGTAT